CGGAAGGCGGTATTAAAGTTGTAGAACGTGCGGTGACTGTTACAGATACGGCTGATGCGGCTAGCATGGTTCCGGTTACAATCGGGGAAATCATCGAACCGTTAGAAAAAGGTTTGATTATTGATAAGCTCGGTATCAAGATGCAGAGCGGACTTGTGGGCGATCTTGTTTTCCCGACATTGGCGGCTGTTGAGGCAACAATTCAGGGTGAAAACGTTGCGGTAACCGATACCGAATTGAATATCGACAAAATCAAGGCTTCTCCTAAACGTGTATCAATTTCTATTCCGGTTTCAAAACGTGCGATCAACCAAACGAACTACTCTTTGCAGGATGTTGTTTTGAAACAAATTTCGCTTGGTGTCGCTCGTACTTTGAACAAATGGATGTTTTCGGGAACTGCATTGTCTGGCGCAAGTAATGGGGTATTTGTTAAAACAAAACCAAGTGTTGAATATACAAACGACTTGACATTTGCGAATGTCGTTTCACTTGAATCTACCGTGATGGATGCGGGTGTAGATGTTACGGACGGTACAGCCGCCTATGTTTGCACCCCGAAAGTGTATGGCGCTTTGAAGTCCACTCCAAAAGCGGCGGGGGCTGCTGAAATGATTTGTCAAAACGGCATGGTGAATGGCTATCCGGTTCTCGTTACTAACTACATGGACGCCGATTCTATTGGATTTGGTGTATTCTCTAACGCTGCTATCGGTCAGTTCGGCGATATGGATTTAGTTATAGACCCGTACACCGGAGCGAAAAGTAATATCGTAAACTTTGTGTTGAATACTGATTATGATATTGTTGTAGCTCGCCCAGAAGCCTTTGCCATCGCAAAGAAGAAAACGGCTTAAACGATCTATTATCATTCACTAAAGGGCTGGGGCTTCGGCTCTAGCCCTTTCTAATTTATGCACTATGGTACAATACGTAACACTCGAAGAACTCAAACCGCATTTAAACGTTGACTTCGACACAGACGACGCATATATAACCGGACTTATTGAACCCGTTCAACTTCTTATCGAAGCGTATCTAAATAATCCGCTAGATACATACGTTAAGGACGCGAAGATAGATCGGCGTATCTGGCACGCGATCCGCATACTCATAGCGAATTACTACGCAAATCGTGAATCGGTAACATTTGCCACGCCGCAAGTTATTCCGGGACACGTAGAACTGTTATTGCACCCCTTAAAACGATATACATAATGCAAGCAGGATTATTAAACGAAATGATCGTCTTTTACCGTAGCGAATCAAAGCGGGATAATCTGGGCGGTACGTCTGAAAGTTGGGTGAAGGTATTCGATAAACGCGCATACATTCGCTTCAAGTCTGGCGCACGCAAAGAAGCAAACGGCGAGATATACAACACGACCGTTAATACGATAATGATTCGTATTTGCAAAGAGATCAACGCTAAAATGCGGATCGAGTACGACGGTCAAAAGTACAAGATTTTATCTATTAATCACGACCGGAAGCAACAATCGACGGTTATAGAAGCGGAGGTAATCAATGAGTGATAATTACACCGGGCGAAACCTGTATCGCGTCGAAGTGGATGCAACGCGAGTAAACGAGTTGCTTAAACGGTTGAATGATAAAGAAGCGAAAAGGGCTATTTCGTCCGCTCTTAGGAAGTCGATTCTTATCATTCGTAAACAGGCACAGGAGAATTTAGTTTCGGCTGTTAACGATGCGGAATTTGGAAGTTCTAAGAATGGCGTATCATTCAAACCGTTAAAGAATGAAATAAACGTAGCGGTTTATCGTAATGCGTCCGGTGCACGGGTTGACTTGATCGACCGCCGCAAAAAGGGATCACGCGCTTATATGTTGAAATGGTTCGAATCAGGAACAAAAGAACGAGCTACCAAAAAAGGAGCGAATAGAGGTATTATAAATGCTTCTCACTTCTTTTCTAACGCGGTTAAATCGAAGCAAGCGGAGGCGGAAAGCTCACTAGAGAAAAATATTATTGATTCTATAATGAAAGTAGCAAATAAAAAGAAATGAGTTTATCAATAGGTGCACACGTATATGAGAAGCTAAGCAAGTCCCCGGAGTTGGCGAAGTTGGTCGACGACAAGATGTATCCACTCTCAACTAAGACAGAGACATCTTTTCCGTTTGTGATCTATAAACGTGATTCTTTAACACCGGAATACACGAAAGATCGGTACGCTACGGGTGACACTGTTTTGGTTGAGGTTGTAGTTGTTAGTGATAACTATTTGAACTCTGTTATCATCGCGGAAGAGGTGCGTAAATCACTCGAAAACAAACGAGGAAGTTATGACAATTTCGACGTGATCGACTCGAAACTAATTAGCGCGTCCGAGAATGTTATAGAAGATACTTTCATTCAAAGTCTGGTATTCTCATTTAAAACAGAATAATAACTAAAATACGACAAAAATTATGAGTAAAGTAAAATCAGTGTTAGGGAAAGATCTTATGTTATTTGTAGAAGCTAAAGCGCTAGCTTTGGCGACTTCCTGCAAACTTGGTTTGTCGGCTGAAACAATCGACACACAAAGCAAAGATTCGGGTATTTGGACGGAGAAGGACATCAAGAAACTTTCTTGGAACGCTTCAAGTGAAAACGTATTTAGTGCGGACGCAGACGCAAACAGTTATGACAAATTGTTTGCATTGTTTATCGCGCATAAACCCGTCACGTTGAAATTCGGTATTGTAGGTAATACCGATGTTAATGAAATGCCCGAAGCCGGATGGACGCTTGCGGCGGGTGCTTATACCGGAAAGGCTGTTATTACTTCACTAGAAGCAAATGCGCCAGACGGAGACAAAGCAACATTCTCTATTTCTTTCGAAGGAACCGGACCACTTGCAAAAGAGGCGGCTGCAGGTAAGTAATTACGGGCGGCGATTTGCCGCCCTCTAAAACGACTATTCAATGAAAACAATATCACTTAACGGAAAAGATTTCATCTTAAATTATACGCTACGGGCGTTTTTCGTCTTTGAAAACATTTCTGGTTATCCGTTCCAATTCGGCAAATTACTTGACGAATATCTTTTATTTTATTCGTTCCTACTTGCTAATAACAAAGAATCGTTTGCGATGGATTTTGAAAAGTTTATTGAGTTGTGCGAAACTGATCTGATGCTATTTGAACAATTCAAAGAATTTATTTGGGACGAGATCAAGTTACGTTCGCAATCGGCAGGAAATGACGTAAAAAAAAAGAAGGTGACGACGCGGAAACGAAAGCAGTAAGTATACGTGAACTCTATTCGCGCGTTGTCGGTGAGGGCGGGATCGCTCCCGATTACTTCCTCGATAAAATGGACTTTATCGAGGTTGAATCGTTTATAGACGGCTTGAATCGACGTAATCGCGAGTCATGGGAGCAAACTAGATTGCTAGGCTACATTATAGCGCAATCGAATAGCACAAAGACGCTAAAACAAACTGATATACTCCGGTTTCCGTGGGATGAAGAAGAAAAGAAAGATACGAGCGTAACGGACGAAGAAATAGAACGTTTGCGCGCAAAAGCAAAAATAGTTGAATCACAATTAAACGCGAATAAAGATGTCTGATATAATAACACGGCTTTTACTTAAAACAAATGACTTTGACGCGAATTTAGAGAACTCAAAGAAGAATGTTAGCGGATTCCAAAATAAGATAACTAGTATGTCTAGTGTTGCCGGAGCGGGTATAATGAAATTCGTAGGAGCTATTGGCGTCGCTGTGACTGTTTCGGAGGGTTTTAATAAAATTATGAACAGTAGTCAGACGCTGGGGGATGAATATGCCCGCACTATGGATGGCTTAAAAGGGGGCGTAGACCAATTTTTCTACTCTATTGGTAATGGAGACTGGACTCCGTTTATGAATGGGTTAACTGAAACTATACGGTTAGCGTGTGAGGCATCTGACGCAATGGATCAATTAGGAAATACTAAAATGTCTTTCTCTTATTTTGATGCAAAGAATCAGGCTATTGTACAAGAGCAAATAACCATTTTGAAAGATAAGGATTCTACAGAAGAACAAAAAAAGGTAGCTAGGGAATTACTAGAAAAAACACTGAAAGACCAAGAAGAAATCGTAGGGCAATATAAGCGAAGAAGCCAAAACGCAGTACAGGCGATGGTTAAGGCAGCAATAGGACTTGACGGCGTAGACGTTTCGGCGATAGATATTGATAAGGTATTAAGGCTAGATGTTTCTTCGGCTGGTGACAAACAAAAGGCGCAATTAGCGAAACAATATAGAGACTTTGTAGACGAATACGACCGTTTAAAAGCTAAATACACAACTTATGACACAGTAGGCTTTGGCATGAATGTTCACACGGTTGCAAATACGGACATGGAGTCTTTAGGAAAGGCAATAAGCCCGATGTTAGCAAAATATCAAGATGCAATACAATATAATGCAATTTTGGTAAAGAAAAGCGATGAATGGTTACAGAACTTAATAAATGTTGCGACGGCAGCAGAGGCGGCAGACCGTAGTCTATCGAGTATGACGAAAGCCTCGAATCGTGCTTCACAATCTGGTACGGGTGGGAAAACACCAAAAGAAGAAGCTAAAGAGGGTTCTATTGGCTGGTACGATGCGCAAATATCAGCCCAAAATAAGAAACTTATTGCCGCAACCGATATGCAAGCACGCTCAACTATTCAAGCGACGATTAACGAACTTGAACAAAAGAAGATCAATTTAAAGTTTGTAGTCGATCAGGAAGCGTTTAAAATCAAAAACGGCGGGATGAAAGACGGTGCTTTGTCCGTACCGATTGCACCCGCTTATGATAAGGTTCCGACGCATGGGAAGGGAGGCAAAAACTTTAAGTTACCGAAATATAATCCGCTATTTAAAAAAGAAGATGTAGACTTGAACGAAGATTATGCCGATTCGCTTTCGGCTATTGGTAGTGTAATGAGTGCCTTAAATGGTGTAACAAATGAAAGTGCCGCCTCATATTTGCAATGGGGCGCAAATGTTATATCAAGTATCGCACAGGCTATTCCGGCTATTTTGAGTTTAACAACCGCCAAAACAGCGGAAGCCGCGGCTAACTCTGCAAATTCGGCGGCTCAAATACCTTTCGTTGGTTGGCTTGCAGCGGCGGGGGCGGCTTTGTCTGTAGTTGCTGCAATGGCTAGTATCCCTAAATTCGCGACGGGTGGTATCGTTCCCGGTGCGTCATTTACGGGTGATAAGGTTCCGGCTTTACTCAATTCGGGCGAGATGATTCTGAACGGATCACAACAAAGTAACTTATTTAAGATGCTAAATTCAGGTTTGTATGGTTCTTTATCACAAAAGATAGCACCATCAATAGAAGATCAAAACGTCCGCTTATATAGTGATGTCGAAATAAGAGGGGATCGCATATTTTTAGCATTACACAACCATATAAAGAAAACAGGTAAAAAACTATGGTAAATTACGGCACTATCTACACGCTTCCTTTCAAATCCAGAAAGGAAGTATCTTATTTGATTGAGATACAAAAAGAGAATTATGAAGGAAAAAGTACAGAATTGGTTGGTAGTGGAAATTCTCCTTTTTCCGTAATAATCGAGGACGAGGATTTTTTATATACACCGACTCGCTTTTCTTCTGCTTCAATCCGTATTGTTGGAGGTGACTATTTGCAAAATTTGTATTCGACCGGATACCAACAATACAGAGTATTATGTAAGCGAGGAAATGATATTATTTGGACTGGCTTCATAAATCCAGAGTTATATACACAGGATTACACGTCTACAAAATTCGAACTAGAAATAGAATGTAGTTCCGCTATGAGTACACTCGAATATGTTAACTACAAACAAAAGAACGCCGAACAGCGAACTTTTATTAGTTTCTGGGAACTATTTAGAATGTTCATTGAGCAGTCTCGCGGGTGTTATTCGTCTATATTTATTCCTCATGTGTATGCTAAAAACGAAGATGATTATAATAACGACCTGAACGTATTTGAAGAAATGACGATTAGTGAACAAAACTTCTTCGACGAGGATAACAAGGCTATGACTCTAAAAGAAATATTAGAAGAGGTTTGTAAGTTCTTAAATTGGACTTGTGTCGATTGGAGGGGTGAACTGTATTTCATTGACATAGATCACAAAAGTATTTATTATAAATATGATTGTGATCTGAATGCATATTCTAAAGCTACGCCTATTGTGTTGAATGTATCTGATATTGGTTTTGCAGGATCGGAGCACTTTTTAGATATTTTGCCGGGATATAATAAAGTGACTATAAAATGTAGTAATTATCCTATTGAGGAAATCAAGATAACCGAAGATTTTGATAAGCTGAAATTATTATCAAATATCGGAGAAGTATCTACTAATCTGGGTAACGGTAATACAAGACATACACAGAGGGAGGTTTTATATCCTAATATTTTAACGATGCATCAATTCACCTATAAAAATGGTGTTTTGTCTCCTGTTACAGACTTGTCTATTTATAAAGATAAGCGTAATGCAACGGAATTATTAGGGGCTATTCCATTAAGATACGCCTCTTGTGAATCTGGGCTAAAAACACCAACTACGCAATCGTACAATTATGAGTGTGCAATACAAGTCCGACAACGTTGTGGAACAAAATACGATCCTATTAACGATGTAACCCCCAATTCGGTATTTAATGACTCGATTGTAGTTATCGGTGCAAAGAAAGACGCTTTATTTTTAGGAAAGGGAGGAGCTCTTTCTCTCAATATGAGTATTAAGGTTTTGCAAAAGGATAAATATGATTCTCCTTTTGGTGGTGGTTTGGTTCCTTCCGAGGATGGTATTACATATTTAAAAGATATAATTAAAGTAGGAATAAGAATTGGCGATAAATATGTTTCTAAAGATAATTACGGGCGGTTTACGTGGAGTGATACCCCGTCTACTATGTCTATAAATTTAGATCAATCTAGTGTAGAAAATGCTGATGGAAAAATGGGAACAGGGTTTGTCTCATTGTATAAAACATACGGAGTACTCGGTAAGTATTCTGATGCAGACGGTGTTGTAATGGATATTCCGACTAATTTATTTGGCACGCTTGAAATGTCTATATATGCTCCGACATTGACGGAAAGAGAGGGGCAAATTCCGTACGGATATTTAATAAAAGATTTAAAACTAAGATATTGCCATCCGTTAGATATGGACGACGATAAAGACTCCGACCGGATTTACGAGAATGTTGTTAATGAAAACTTTATTAACGAATTAGACGAAATAGAGTTTAGGATTTCGAGTTATAACAACGATGGAGCGTGCTACAGTAAAGTCTTGTTATTGGATGAATATCTGAAAGACAACCTTTATTCATCTATTGAAAAGACTTTAATTCGCCCGGAAGAGCTTTTAATAAGAAGAATTATTAATCAATACGGAGCTACCAAAATAAAACTAACACAGGTATTATTAAATAGTAACTCTATAACTCCTATATCCGTTCTTTCGGATAACTACATGAAAGGAAAACGTTTCATGATAGCAGGCGGAGAAATAGATTTCGCCAATGAACAATTTACCTGTAAAATGATAGAAGCATAATGACGATTCAAATAAAAAATAAAGCTATTCCATCATCGCCCCGGTCAAAAAATTATCCGACTGGGGCGATTGTTAGCGTGTCGTCTGGCGGAGGTAGTGGAGTGACTTCCAACAGTAGCGGATCAAATGTTACTATTCTAGGAAAAGACGATTTGAGATCGGCGACAGATTTAAATGTTTTCTCATCTCTTCGCACGCTTGCAGAGATATTATCTATAATTGTAACGAAAGACGACGCCGAAACGAAGCTAACAGATAGTAATGTTTTATCATCACTCCGAGTAAACAAAGAACTTGATACAATCAACGAAAGGTTTAAGGATGCTATCGACGCTTTAAAAGACTCGTATCTATCCAAAACAGCGCCAGACGAAACGCAATTCCTTATCAAGTTGCTAGGCGGTTTAATTGTTGATAACGGACTAGACGTAACGAAGGGTATTTCTACGGATACATTAACCGCAACGACAGTAACAACGCAAATACTCAACGTTCTTGATAAACTGATTGCGAAATCTGCTACTTTCTCCGGTGATATATCTTCGAGTGATTATGCGGAGAATTTAATCGGTTGGCTGATCGGCAAAAACGGTCATATAGACGCGAAATCTCTTCGTTTGCGTGACTTTCTTGAAGTTCCTGAATTACGCTATAACCGCGTATCAATCGTTTCGGGCGAAGAGTGGAACGCTCCGGGCGGTGGGATTCTCGAATCTGTTGATATGGATAATCAGATTCTTTATCTAAAGTTAGAACCGGGCGAATTTGCAGAAATAGAGATAGACGATATTTGCAAAGGTATATTCAATAACTCAACAGGATTTCAAACCGCATATTTTCGTATTGCTGAAAAGCTAGGTGATTCCACGTTTAAATATGCGCTCCGATCTGGTACAAGCGTACACCCTTGTAAGGCTATGCACTTTGTCGCATACGGTAACTTCACGAATGAAGATCGGCAAAGGTCGAGTTATTCAACACAAAGTTATGTCCGGTATCTTACAGGTGTAAACGGTTGGGAGATTACAAAGGAAATGATTGCTATGCAGTTGGGTGACTTGTCTAACTTGAAATTGTTTGGTATCGACATGACCGGACATTCGGCGTATTTGCGCAACATCTACATGACCGGGGTAATCAAACAGATTTCGGACGATGGAGTAACAGAAAGCCGCGTCCCCTGCTTTAAAGGAGAATGGAAAGCCGGGACTTATTACTATTACGACGAAGTAACTCACAACGGTGCATCATGGCTCTGTATCTCCGAGAAACCAACAACGCAAGAGCCGGGCGAAGACATGCCGGATTGGTTGGAAAAGTCAGCAGCAGGAAAGGACGCTGTAGTAGTTAACATAATGAGTTCTAACGGCAACATTTTTCAGAATGGCTCTGTATCTACAGTTCTGACCGCCTATGTGATAAAAGGGGATACAGACATAACAGAGAGTGTCCCTGCTTCTCGTTTCTCATGGGAAAAAGAAAGTAATAATCCGGACACGGATAAGATATTTAATGAAACCCATGTCGGGCACGGGCATGTGCTTATACTCACCTCGGATGATGTTTGGGGGCGTGCTACCTTTAACTGTATTGTAAATTTGTAAAACCGCTAAATTATGAAAATAAAAGATTGTATAGTTTTTGCAAAGTGTGTGCGTAATCCTGACTCGCCTTTGACTGTAGATGTTCAAACAGTTCATGGAGAGAATTCCACTTGCGCATATCACCAAAATGAAGAATTATCTTCCAAAGATGTGTGTTTTCCAAAAACAAAGGTGACATTGTCGCAGATAGATTTGAGTAAATTTCCCGATGGTACTCGGGTTCTGCAAGTTGGTCCGCCACTGATAATAGATATTCCCGACAGTTATATTGAGGCTGTCCGAAATTCGCAATTAGGCAGTGATAAGCAACCTCCTTGTAACTGTTTAGAAGATAGTCGGGCGACTTACCGCAAAACTCAATTAAGTTTTTTAATTGGTAAATCGAAGCTAGATGGCACATAGTTTCCTCAAACCAGATTAAACCTGATATTTCTCCCGTACAAGTTCCGTTGATTAGGCTATGGCAGTATTCATGTGAGAATTGATATACCCATCTCCACCATTCATCGCCTTGCGTACTTAGAAATATCAAGTGTCCGTTAGGTATTTTACTGCATTGAGGAACTCCTGGACGATATTCTATCATACATAGAGTTGACATATCTACTGATTTCTCCAATGACAATGCAAAGTCATTCTGAATGTTAACTAATAGTCCATGAACGATTTCTCTATTGTATATACCGAAAACATCATCGATGGGCATGAATAGATTTGATGCAATATTAGAAAGTGCTGACATAATAATTGAAGTTTTAAATGTGACGAAACAAATGTAGTAATAATAATAGAACGCTCTACATTCTGAATGATAAAGTTTTAAATGTGACAATTTTCAACTGCCATTCGTAGGCGTTTCTTATTTAGATAATAATATTAACAATTTAATTAATTAAAATTATGCCAATCGCAAGAGGACAAATTACCATCGTCGATTTGAACGACGCTAAATCAATGAGTCTGTATTTGGGAAGTAATCAACCGCTAACCCAAATCTTTAACAAAGAAAACAGTTCGTATGTACCGAATTGGACGGCTTCACCGTTCTTGGTCGTTACTCCTGAACTGTATGTATCCGGTACAACAACAAACGTTATCAGCCGATTAAAAGCCGCTCCGACTTACACGATCAACGGCGGCGCGATAACGGCTTTTGGCGGAACGGTAGCTGCTGCAGCACCTTATGCCTTAACAATTAAAAATAACATGACTACCGCGTCTCAATTAAAGGTAGAATGTTCAGCCATTTACGTTGATCCCGATACAGGTTTAGAAACTCCCGTTAAGGCAGTTATTAACTACACTAAAACTGAAAACGCGGGGCAGCTCATTTGCGCTATTGCCTACGCGCCTAAAGGGAACGTATTTAAAAACGATCAATCCTCTACGTTAACGGCGCATTGCGATATGTGGAGAGGCAGCAATATTGATGCGGATAAAGTATCTTATCAATGGCACAAATTGAAATCCGATGGCACTTGGGAGTCTTTAGCCGCTTCGAACGCTTACGGTATTACAGGAACAACCACAAATGAAATATCTATTCCGGCTAGCGCTGTTCTAAACTTCGAATCATTTAAATGTGTAATTAAAGACACCGATTCGGCGAGTGGTACATATAACACGTCTGTGAGCGATATTATTTCGTTCTCCGATCTTTCTGATCCGTATATAATTGAAGTATCTTCCACGACGGGCGATAAGTTTGTAAACGGTCAAGGAAGTACGACCCTAAACGCGAAGGTTTGGCAGAATGGCGAAGCGTTTGCCGATAGTGCGGCGGATACAAAGTTTGTATTCTCTTGGAAAAAATATAATAAAGACGGCACGCAGGATACTGCTTGGGGAACTTCCGGTGTAAAAACAGGAAAGACCATCACCGTCACCTCTGCCGAAGTAGATGTAAAGGCAACATTTATAGTTGAATTATCCTTAAAATAAAAGCATGATAGTAGCAAGAGGACAAATAACGATCAGCGTAACGAAGGACGGTCAATATCCCGTACAAGAGTTTGCGAAGTCTACATCTTCAACCGTTGCACCTACAAGCGGATGGGCTAAGACTCCGCCCGCTTGTAGTACGACCGAATATCTGTGGATGCGTACGGGCGTGGTTATTCCTCCGGCTACGTCTCCCGCATCATGGACTACCGTTCGTATTGGTGCAATAAATGGTGCAACCGGAGCAAAGGGGGATAAAGGAGATACAGGACCGACCGGATCACAGGGCATTCCCGGTACTTCGCAATTCTTTCATGTGAAGTACTCCGCTAATGCGAACGGTAATCCGATGTCTGACACTCCGAACACTTATATCGGTACAGCGGTGACAACGAGTGCGACCGCTCCGACTTCTTATACCTCGTATAAGTGGGTACAATTAAAAGGGGCGCAAGGTGTAAAAGGAGATCAAGGTATTCAAGGACCGACCGGAGCCAACGGACAAACTTCTTACTTACATATCAAGTATAGCGATAATGGTACGAGTTTTACCGCTAATAATGGTGAGACTCCGGGTGCGTACATCGGGCAATATGTTGACTTCACCGCGACAGACAGCACCGTTTTTTCTAAGTATGTTTGGACGAAAGTAAAGGGGGATAAAGGAGATCAGGGAGACAAGGGGGAACAAGGCGAAAAAGGTGAAACCGGACTTCCCGGCTCTTTGCTCCGTCCGCGTGGTGAATGGAAAGCAAACACTAACTACGTTAACAATACGCAGTATCGCGATACTATAATCTACAACGGTAATACTTATTCGTGTCGTGCGGATCATAATTCCGGCTCTTCTTTCGATGTGACGAAATGGACTTTGTTTAACGACTTTGTTAATGTCGCTACGCAGTTGTTAGTAGCTCAAAATGCAACGATCGACATATTAGGAACATCGGGTTTATTTGTCGGTAATTTATCAAAAACGCAAGGTTGGTTAATAACGGGCGGTTCGATTAAGCATAATGTAACCGGGCTTGCATTAACAGCAGACGGGAAATTATCACTCCCCGCAACGGGTGCAATGTTGGTCGGGAATAAGACGTTTATCACTGACGGAAAGATTGTAACCGATTTTATCGACGTTAAGACCCTAGAAGTTGAAAAACTGAATGGCGCGACAGGTACATTTAAAAGGCTACAAGGGACAAAATTAGTAAATAACAAAGAAGTCGTAATGTGTGAAATTGGATTCAGCCCAACCGAAGGAAAAATGTATTTTGAGGGTGATATGCAGCATCAAGGAGTATTCAATGATCCCATAGAAGGGAGTCGGAGTTACAGATTCTATACGGCAGATTTATGGTGTAGAGGACAATTCGGACACCAACAAATGACCTCTCTTTCATTTAGTTCAAATTCAACTTGTGATTTTTTTGCACATATTTATAATTATGGTACGGACACCTTTTATCATAAATATGGAAAAGCCGGACAACCGATTGACTGTGTTTTTTTAGAAGGGAGCGGAAATAATGTGGCATATATTTGTGATTCGCCTCGGCGGAAAATGGTTACAGTTGTAAATAACTCCAATTACGTAAAAAGAGTTATGGTTACGTATCAAAGCAGCAATACTGTAACTATTCAACCGTGGAACTTTTTAATTTTTATAACTGCTGATACATACACTCTTAATAATCCAGCCCGTGTTGTTAATTTACACGTTATGCAATAAATTATGAAAATAGATTTTAGAAAAATTCAAGTAAAAGACATCGAAGGGAATAACAGTACCGTCGATATTGCAAAAATGCTAGGCAATACTATCTATCAGAAAACCGCCGATTTGGGCGAGTTGGAATTAGCTCAACAAATCTACAAGAATGGTGAAGTAGATTTGTTGCCAGAACAGGCGGAACGCATCAAAGAGTACGTAAAAACTAACTTTGTCGCCGTTGTGCAGATTGCAGTGAACGAGGCTTTATTGGTAGAATAAGAGCTACCAAAAGTAACATGAAATACATAAAATAAAAATATGGACGAATGGTTAAAAATCATAGGAGCGTTAGGAGGATTAGAGGCGATCCGATTTACTGTTACTTTTCTAGCGAATCGAAAAACGAACGCTAGAAAAGAAAAGGCTACGGCGGATTCTATGGAGCTTCAAAACCTACTTTCTATCATTGACAATCTAAACAAGCAGATTGAACGGTACGACGAGCGACTAAAACAACGAGACGAGAAAGTAGATACGATTTATCGAGAATGGAGAACCGCACAGGCAGAGGTGCAAAATTGGATGCGTAAATACTACGAGCTTGAATTAGCTTTGAAGGATGCGGAACATAACCGATGTGATAGACCGGACAGCGAATGCAGCCGGAGAACTCCGCCGCGTAGACCAATTACAATTAACAATCAAAATAAAGAGGAAAGCAATGAATAAAATAGACTCGATTATCATCCATTGTTCGGCTACGCGCGCCGGGCAGGATTTAACCGCAAAAGACATTGATCGTATGCACCGGGCACGCGGATTTAACCAGATCGGATATAATTATGTTATTCGGATTGATGGTACGATAGAAATAGGGCGATCTTTAACAGTTGACGGGGCGCATTGTAATACGAAGGGTTTTAGCGAATCTTCGTATAATAAACATAGTGTTGGTATTTGCTACATAGGTGGTTTGGATGCAAACGGAAAGCCCGCAGACACAAGAACGATCGCCCAAAAAGCGGCTTTGCGCGAGTTGGTTGCTAAACTCTGCAAAGAATATGAGATAATCGAGGTTCTCGGACATCGTGATACTTCGCCCGATCTGGACGGAAGCGGAGAGGTAGAGCCGAAAGAATATATTAAGGCGTGCCCCTGTTTTGATGTACGCTCCGAGTTTCCTAATTTCTTGCGTAATACAGTAGTTCGACCATGAAACGACTGATTTATATTATCATATTGCTAATATTAGCAATATGTTTCGTGTCATGCCGAACTCAATATATCCCGGTTGAGTCCGTTCGCACTGAATACAAAACACGTGATAGTACCCGTTATGATAGCATCTATCAACGAGATAGTATTTATACGCTCATAAAGGGCGATACAGTTTATCAGTATAGATATAAATATCTGTATCGCTACCTAACAACGAATCGTACCGATACGATTCTTAAAAACGATTCTATTCGTGTGCCTTATCCGGTTGAAAAGAAGCTAAACCGATGGCAATCTATTAAAATGGAGCTAGGCGGATGGGCGTTTGGAATTATAATTTTGTTTACTCTGATAATAATTGGTCAGATAATATTCAAATCTAAAAAATAATTAGTATATTTGTGTACGGGTGGGGATGTCTGTTGTATCATCTCTCTGTGGAAAGTTGCTAATTTTCGAGGACGGGAGACAATACGTTATTTATTCCATTAAGAATGAGAGGTTGTGCCAGCATTTGACACGACCTCTTTTTATTTATATACAATAAGAAAACCCCGCAACGGCTCACATTGCGGGGTTGGTGTCAAATAAGAATCTTAACCGAGTTTAAGCGATGTTTGATGAATCATTTCGCTTACGTCCTTCAAAGCATTTAAAAATGTTTGAAGTTCATTATCAGTAAAGCGAGCCTTTTTCCCGTTTACGATGTTACCGTTAATTCTTTGATATAGCCAATTTCTTGACTTTCCGAAATATTTCTTTGCTATATAGCTAAACGAAATAGCCTCCGGCAATTCTCCGAGTTTATCCCGCAATATAGCTTCTTCCGCTCTTTCAATAAAATCATTACAAGCGTCTACGGTTGCTTTTAGTCCGGATTCAGACGCTTTTTTATAGGCTTCTTTCTGGGCTTCTGGCAGCGCATTATATTTTGCTTGCATTTCTTTTTTGAAAGCGTCTTTTTCTTCCTGTGTAGATAAGGTTTTAAATCTTTCAAAATCCGCTTTCATTTCGGGCGTTGGCAAGCAGGCGTTTATATCTATCATATTTTAAAGTTTTAATCCCTCCCCGAAGGGAGGGATGTTAATTACTCTTTTAATTTTTCCCGAATATTAATGCTTCTCTTTCTTTTTCATTTTCGGGAACCCCGTAGACTTCGTGGAATGAAGCGAGAAGTTTTAAATTCTCATACTCTTGTTCTAATTCCTTTCTTTCTTCATCTTTCATTGGTTAAACATTAAAATTAAGAACTCTTATTTGACTTTACAAAGATAATAAGCATTTGCTTATTATACAAGTTTTAGGCGAATTATTTTAGATTATTAATGTAGTCTATTACTTTTCTGTTGGCTTTGTCTATCTGCTCTAAATCGTAGTCTATGTAAATTCCGGTTGTTTTGCATCCGAACTCGTGCCCCAAAGCTAAAGATATAACATCTTTCGATATTCCTATTTTATGCGCTATTGTAGCCCATGTGTGACGCGCCCAATATGAAGTAATACCGGGAAATAAAATATCTCTAATCTTCTTCCCGCCTAATCCTTTCCGTTCGAAATTTCCGAGTTTCTGCAAAACTCTATTCATTGCTACCATATATTTTCTATAATTATAGTCGTTGGTTTCGAGCGTGTTTAGTAGGAATTTGTTTCCTTTATACCTGTTTATTATCTCCATTGCTTCCGGTTCTACTTTGATGGAGTATAACTTTCCGGTTTTTTCTCGTTTGTATTCTATGCGTCCATCGGTTATTTGTTCAACGTGGAATAAATCAATAGATACCGGTCCAATTAAATAAAACATAAGCATGAATATATCTTGATACTCTTTTTGATATTCTTCTCCGTTGAAGTCTCTTAGGGTAATAAGTTGATCCGGCTTTAATGATCGTTTTCTGGTTTCTTCTCTTTCTATTGTGAATTTTCTAAACGGGTATAGTTCCGTTTCTTCATTGTCTATCGCGTGATTGAAAACCGCCCTAATGTTTCTTAAATGGATTGAAATCGAGTTTGTTTTTATTCCGGTATCTTTTAGCCATTTATTGAACGATTCTAGCCATTTCCTTGTCATTGTTTCAAATGTGCAGATTGGATCATAGGTGAGAATCTTATTTTTTGTCGCTTTATATAAAACGATTGTATTTTCTTTTGTTTTTGTAGCTACAAACTCATCTATATAGCTTACGAAAGTTTTACAGGTAGATTCGTTTTTGATAGATTTTAGAATGTAATCTTTTAACGCTTTATCACTCATTCCTTTTAACTTCTGATTATCGTCAAGCATAACGAGTAACATTTCAACGCGATTAATAAGATTCCGAATCGCTACATTCTTAGCCTTATAATTCTTTGCACTCTTATTATACTCTGTGCCCGTCCATGTTTCCGGCGTAGCGCAAAAATCAGTGCACAACATTATTTGTCCTTTGTGTCTGACTTGTAGTTTAACCGGAAATGTACCGTCTTTCTTTTCCCTGCGAGTGTCTAAGTAAAAACCAACTGTTGCCATATTATTATCATTTTTAGTATATATACGCAAACAGCGTATTAACGGGATAGCGCGATAATAATGCAAGAAGAAAATTTGCATTAAATTTGCATTTTTTCTTTTGAAAATACCCGTTTATAACGCCTAAAAACGATACTTTGATATAGATATAGGGCAATAAAAAAGCCTCTTACTTATTTGTAAGAGGCTGATAGTCAGATAGTAGTGGGTACGAGAATCGAACTCGTATTACATGCGTGAGAGGCATGTGTCCTAACCGTTAGACGAACCCACCGGAGTTTGATAGATTAAAAAGAGCCAAGTCTTTAAAACTTAGCTCTTTTTTATATTGAGATTTTTTGCGGAAGCTGGGGGATTCGAACCCCCGGTACCCTTACGAGTACGTCAGTTTAGCAAACTGGTGGTTTCAGCCACTCACCCAAACTTCCTTG